ACTGGAAAGAATTTTCAAATGAAATGTTAGAATATTGTGTTCAAGATGTAGAAGTGACTTTCAATCTTTACCAAATAATTTTGGGTAAAAAATATTCGGAAGAATCTTTAAATCTCGAACACTCTGTAGCCACTCTTATATCTAGACAAGAAAGATATGGTGTAATGTTTGACAAAGAAAAAGCTGTCAAGTTATACGCAGACCTGTCCGGTCAAAGAGATAAGATAACTAAAGAAATGGAAGAAACATTTAAACCTATAGTGGTTAAAAGAGTTTCTGAAAAAACTGGTAAGCCATTAAAAGATAAAATTGTAGAGTTCAATCCTTCAAGCAGAATGCATATAGCTGAAAGATTAATTGATAAATACAATTGGAAACCAAAAGACTTTACACCAGATGGTAAACCAAAAGTAGATGATACTGTTTTAAATAATTTAGATTATCCAGAAGCAAAACTGTTAGCAAAATATTTTCTTTTAGAAAAAAGAATAGGAATGTTAGCAGAAGGTAATCAAGCGTATTTAAAATTAGAACGTAACGGAAGATTACATGGTACTGTAAATACTAATAATGCTGTAACTGGCAGAGCAACAGCAATGAAACCTAATCTACAACAAGTACCCTCTGTCAGTGTACCTTATGGAAAAGAATTTAGAGAATTATTTACTGTTCCAAAAGGTAAAGTATTAATAGGAATAGATGTAAGTGGACTTGAGCTTAGATTGCTTGGTCATTACATTGCAAAATTTGATGGTGGTGCATACGCTGACATTGTAGTCAACGGTGATATACACACTACTAATCAACACAATGCAGGTTTAGAAACTAGAGACCAAAGTAAAAGATTTTTATACGCTTGGCTTTATGGCGCAGGTGTAGGAAAGATTGCAGAGGTAACTGGTAAGACTAATAAAGAAGCTGCGAAAGTTAAAAAGCGTTTCTTAGATAGACTACCTGCTTTAAATAAACTTATCAAACAAGTACAACTTTCTGCTGAACGTGGTTACTTAGTAGGTCTAGACAAAAGACATATTAAAGTAAGAAATACTTTCAGTGCATTAAATACTTTGTTGCAAGGCGCAGGCGCAGCCGTTTGTAAACAATGGTTAGTTGAGTTTGACAAAGCTGTTAAAAACTTTTCTGGTGTTCAACAAGTATTGTGGGTACACGATGAAATTCAAGTTGAATGTAATAGAGAAGACGCAACAGAGATAGGATTGTTAGCTGTCGAATGTATTGAACGAACTGGCAAACATTTCCAATTACGAGTGCCGTTAACTGGCGAATATAAAATAGGAAATAATTGGAGTGAAACACACTAATGAAAAATAGTAAGTTCGATTTAGATTTAAAATACGGACAAGACAGAGAACAAAAAGTTGCAGCTCTGTTGGACCAGGACAAATCTAAAATAGAAGTAAAAACAGAAAGAGACTGGTGGGCTAAAACAGGAAACATTGCAATAGAAGTTGAATGTTGGGGCAAACCTAGTGGTCTATCTAAAACTGAAGCAGACTATTGGGTACATATATTATCAATAGGTAAAGAAGATTATTGTAAATTAATATTTGATGTACCAAAATTAAAAAAGATAGCTGATAAGTTTAAAGATAATTACAAAATGATTGGAGACCACAATGCAAGTAAGTGCATATTGATTCCTTTAAAAGAATTATTCCAATCAAAAAATTTAACATAACCAATCCGTAGGAGGATATAATCCATGAAGAGAAGACTCTTAATAGACGGTGACATCGTTGCGTACAAAGCTTCTACTATGAGTGAACATAGTATTAAGTGGGAAGACTCAACGGTATGGACACTACACGCTGACGAAGAGCAAGGAAAGTATCTCGCACTATCCGAGATAGAAGATTTAAAAACAAATCTTAACGCTGATAGTATTACAATTGCACTGACTGATTCTAATAATTTTAGAAAAGATGTCTTACCTAGCTACAAAGATAATCGTAAAGAAAAACGTAAACCTTTAATATTAGGGGCAATTAGAAAATGGTTAATAGATGAGTATGGCGCAATCTATTATCCTAATTTAGAAGCTGATGATGTACTAGGCATACTAGCAACACAACCTCAGAAAAAAGAAGAACGTATTATTTGTTCACTTGATAAAGACCTAAAACAAATTCCAGGTAAACTTTCTCAAGATGGTAGAACAATTGTAAAACGTTCTAAAACTGAATGTGACTGGTGGCATTTAATACAAACTTTAACTGGTGATAGCGTAGATGGTTTTTCTGGCTGTCCTAGTATCGGTAAAGTTACAGCACAAAAAATATTAAAAGATAAAAAGTTACCATTAAGAAAGCAATGGGAACTTGTTGTTAAAGCATATGAGAAACAAGGTTTGTTTGAACATGACGCTTTGCAACAAGCTAGAGTTGCTAGAATATTAAGACACGGTGACTACAACATGAGTACAGGTGAGGTAAAGCAATGGCAGATATAATTAAAGAACCACCTCACTACACACAATGGAAGATAGAACCAATAACTTTCATTATGGAAAACAACATACCGTTTGGTGAAGCCAACGTCATTAAATACGTAATGCGTTGGAAACAAAAGAATGGCATTCAAGATTTAGAAAAAGCTAAACGGTATATCGACATGATTATAGAAAAAGAAACGAAAGACAATCAACAATTAAATTTAAATTTAGAAGGGAAATAAATATGGACTATAGTAAGGACGCATTGCTGACAGACGCAGGCTTGAGAATTTTAAAAGATAGGTATTTGACTGAAGACGAGAACAGTCCTCAAGACGCTTTCTATAGAGTATCAAAAACATTTTCGGATGATACTGCTATGGCTGACAGAATATATTCTTATGCTTCTAATCTATGGTTTATGTTTTCTACTCCCATTTTAACTAATGGTGGTACTAAAAGAGGAATGCCTATTTCGTGCTTTTTAAATTACGTACCAGATAGTCGAATAGGATTAACAGAACACTACACAGAGAATGCTTGGTTAGCTACAGTGGGTGGTGGTATCGGTGGACATTGGGGACACATAAGAAGTGACGGAACTGAAACTTCTGGTGGCTCTATATCTACTGGCTCAATACCATTCATGCACGTAGTTGACTCAGAAATGTTAGCGTTCTCACAAGGAAAAACTAGAAGAGGAAGTTATGCTGCATATCAAGATATATCTCATCCAGAAATTGAAGAGTTTATTGAAATGCGTAAACCAAGTGGGGGTGACGTTCATCGTAAATGTCTTAACCTTCATCATGGTATTAACGTTAGTGATAAGTTTATGTCTATTATTGACAATTGCACTACTAATCCTGGTTCCGATGATACTTGGGAACTTATTGACCCACACACAAAACGAGTTGTTAGAAAAGTCTCTGCTAAAAAATTATGGCAAAAAATTCTTGAGACTAGAGTGGCAACTGGTGAACCTTATCTCTGCTTCATTGACACAGTGCAAAGGTCTTTGCCGGAGTCTCAGAAGAAAATTGGATTAAAAGTACATCACTCAAACTTATGTAGTGAAATAACATTACCAACAAATGAAGAACGAACAGCCGTGTGTTGTTTGTCTTCTCTTAATTTAGAAAAATATGATGAATGGAAAAATGACTTACACTTCATACCTGATGTGGTTCGTTTCCTCGATAATGTATTGGAGTATTTTATTAATAACGCTAGTGATTTTCTTAGCCGTGCTAAGTATTCAGCTATGCGTGAGCGTAGTATTGGATTGGGGACAATGGGTTTCCACTCGTATTTACAAAGTAAAAAAATACCTTTCGCAAGTGTTTTAGCTAAAGCGCAAAACAATACTATTTTTGCACACATAAAAAAACAAGCTGAAGAAACATCAAGACAACTTGCTGAAGAACGAGGTGAAGCACCAGACATGGTTGGAACTGGAATGCGTAATGCACACTTACTAGCTATCGCACCTAACGCAACAAGTAGTATTATTTGTGGTAGCACAAGCCCATCAATCGAGCCAGTAAGAGCAAACGTTTACAGTCAAAAAACTATGAGTGGTACTTTTTTAATGAAGAATAAATATTTACAACAATTATTAAAAGAGAAAAACATAGACAACGAAACTACATGGAAAAGTATATTAGCAAAACGTGGTTCAGTTAGACATTTAAAAGAATTATCTGATTGGGAAAAAGATGTGTTTGCTACAGCTATTGAAATAGACCAACGTTGGATAGTTGAACTAGCTGCTGACAGACAGAAACATATTTGTCAGTCGCAAAGTGTAAACATATTTGTACCGGCAGATGTTAACATTAAAGATTTACATTTGTTACATTTGTCTGCATGGAAAAAAGGATTAAAGACTCTTTACTATTGTCGTTCAGAAGCAATTAAAAGAGCAGAAATTATATCAACTAAAATTGAAAGGGTAGTGAGACCAGACGCAGAGGGTGAAGAGTGTCTAGCTTGTCACGCATAATGTATGGCAAAAAAGAAAAACAATTTATTAAACGCAGTCGAACACGAAACTAAGGCTAAATTTAAAAAGACGAGTATTGGTAGAAAAAAAAGTACCAGTATGATGAACAAGAAAAAAAGACAAGGAAGGAATAAAAAACAAATGAGATATAGAGGACAAGGCAAATGACAGACAGCAGTATATTTGATGACATGGATAAACCAAAAAAGAAAAAGTGTTGTAGTTGTCATAAAAAAAATAAACAGACAGTATTGTGGACAGTGTATCACACAGTCTTAGCTGTAGAATTAGCAATCATAATTTTAATAGAAGGGATAGAACTACTTACATGAGTTTATTAAAAGCAAGAGAATATTACA